CCCATTTTTCCTCCATTGTTATTTCTTTAAACTGAACAACTTCGAAAGCAAGATGTTTGATGGCTTCGGCAGACATATCATGCCTCATACCAAATTCAGCTATTTCGAGCTGGGTAAGTTTTAATGATGTCCTATAATCACTTAATAGTCCCTTCATTTCCTTTATACGATCTTCTTCACTCTGATATAACCAAGGTAGCCAGGATTTATTCAACCAACCATCCCTTACTTCATCTACCCTCGCCATAATATCAGTAAGCTCCTCCATTTGAGCAGTCCACTTAGGAACTTTGTTCATCTCCCTATCAAAAGCTATTACTTCAGCACGAACCTCTTCAAAACTCATTTTGGTTATGTCAAGCCTATCTGCTAATACTTCATGGGTAGTAAGCATCCTCCTAAGAAAATGTATATACTCTCTGTTTGTTTTTGTTCCCTCCTTATGTTTATCATGGAGAGCATCTAAACCACCAATAAGAGCATCAAACTCCGTACTTAATCTGCCTACATCCACAATCATCTTTCGGGTAGTAGCTAAAGACTTCTTCGCCCTGTTTTCCCATTTATACCAGGCTAATAAAACAACACCTATCCCAGTAGCTACAGCACTTAGTACTGTGACAAATGATACAAATACCGTCCATAACTTCTTAACAACTGCAACAAGGTAATAAAAAGTCCTTGATAGTAACCCAATATATTTAGGAACCCCCATTCCAACAAAGTTAATCATAAGCATGGTGAAAGCAGCAGCTAAAGCCCTTAATGCTGTAGTTGTAAGGAGGATAGTAGCAGTCAAAGCTCCAAATTGCAGTATAGCTTTACCTAAGGGGTCTTTTACAAGAATCTCAAATCCTGTAATTATCTTCGCCAGGATATCAACCAGTCCTTTCATAACAGTAATAAGACCAGCCTCACCAAGAGCAATAGCTAAATTCTTTGCCCTGTCTGCTAAGTTCTTCAGCTTGAAAGCAAGACCCTCTGCCTGGGTTTGTGCCATTCGTGAAGCTGCTCCTAACTCATATACAGCCTCATGCATTTCTTCCCAACTGCCTTTACCTACCAAAGTAAATGATTTGCCTAAAATAGCAGCAGCTTGGGCACCTCTTAATCCAAACAAAGTATATGCTTTTGACATATCAATGACACCTTTCTCAGTGTCATATATAGCAGGTAATAGATTTTCCATTACCTCTGCAAAGGTGTTGTATTTGGGATTTACGGAATCAAGTTCAATTCCATGTAATTTAAATTCATCTCGGAGTTTTCTACTCGGGGCCATGAGGCGGGCAAGCACCTGTCGCAAACCAGTACCAATTGTGCTTGCTCGTATACCAGCATTAGCAAGAACCATCATGGATGCGGCTGTTTCTTCAAGAGAAAGCCCTGTTTGAGCGGCAGCAGCACCAACAAAGTTGAATGCTACTCTCAATTTATCAACGTTGAGTTTAGACCTATTGATCGCATTCGCCATAACATCTGCTATTCTGCTTGTTTGCGAAGCATCAATATTGAATGCACGAATTGTGGTAGTTACCAGGTCAGCAACAGTTCTGAAGTCAGAAAGAGTGCCTGAAGCAAGATCAGCGGTGGCACCAACAGCAGCAATTGATTCCTCAGCGGTCAAACCTGCTTGACCTAATAGAACCATACCTTCAGCTATTTCAGATGCCGAGAACTTAGTTCTTCTGGCAACATCTGTAATAACCTCTCCCATTGCTTGTATTTCTGCTTCAGTAGCATTGGTAATAGCTTTCAAGTTAAACAAAGCCTGGTCATAATCAACTATAGCAGCTATGCCTTGTCGAAAAGCGTTTGTAACTGCAAATATAGCTGAGGCAGCTATACCATATGAAGCGGTAACTCGCATGGCACCATAAATACGATTTAAGGCGCCCGACATACCACTTAATTGTTTATTCAAAGGGGTAAAAGACTTCGTAAACTTCTTGTTTACGTCTGCCATCCTATTAGCATTAGCAGAGAAGGTCTTTAGGCTTTTGTTAAGCCCTACAAGAGAGCGATTAAGAGTCTTATCCAAGTTGCGTATAACACTATTTACTTGCCCCTTAAATAAGATTCCTAAAGTAAGGTCTTTATCACCTACGGCCATATGTCACCTTCCAATCTCCTTTAAACCACCACCAACTTCTGATTTATGAAGGTCTTTCATCTTTTGAGTAAGTTCTTTTCGTTCCTCTTTTGACAGATGTTCATAATCACTTGGGTCACCAAACTTAGTTGGTGTGGGTGCTTCTTTTGTGGGAAGAACAGGGTCCGGTTTTGCTAACTTAGCACCATGTATGTTTGCTTGAAACCTTATTCGGAGTTCTTCCCTCTTTAGAGTGTACTCTAATAGGACAATTAACTGCCCTCTTGTAACTCCTCCTTCAATGAAGCTCTTTTGGTAGAAGTGTTCGAGTCTGTACCCTGGGTACTTTTCACAGACGATTGAGACGGCCTCCCCGATTTTAAGTCCTGAATCTTCTCGAAGAGGCCTTTCACTTTTATTGTTACAGTCTCAAAGTTTACCTCATAAATGATTTCTGCTATATCTAAAGCTTGGTCATTCGAAACTTCCGACAACTCTACATCTTCCGTTACCATCTCAAGGACATCCCCTAAGTTATTGATAATAACTTCCAATATAAAGTTGACGGTTGTTTCGTTGGAGACATCTCCTTTGCTACTTTCATAAAAGGAGATTAATCCATCTCCAATTATCTTCGACAGTTTAATTTCATCAGCTAATGATAGAGGATATACCTCTATTTCCCTCAGGGAACGTGTTCCTACTTCGAGCTTCCTAATTTGAGGGTTGAGTCGGCTTTCATCGATCTCCGGCATGATCAATCTCCTTATGACGTGGTTGTAGTAGTAGAGGTACTTGTGCTACCTGTACCATCATCCCATAGTACTCTTCCGAGCGGTTGGGCATCCCAAATAGTATGCCCATTTGTGGTTCCTCCTGCTTCATTAATCCAGGAAGTTGCACCATCAGCCCTCTTTGACTCAAGGGTAATGGAAACAGCCGCGGGTTCCTCCGAAGCAAAGTCAAGCTCAAGACTTGCAACTACCTGGCACCTCGGAAACACAATAGTCATGGTATTTACACCATCTGGGTAAGTATAAATAGCTTCCATTCTGACAGACAACGGGGCAGCAATGGAACCCAACCCAATATTACCTAAGTGCTCATCGGCATAACCACCTGCAGTAGGATCAAGTCCTCTTGCAAGGGCAAGGTTGTAAGGGGTTATTTCCTTGAATCCACACTCAAGGGAACATCCTTCTCTCAGTGGAAACACAGCATCCTCCAACATCGGGAAACCAGATTCCAGTTTGAAAACTTCTACGGTAGACATAAACTTGGTATCAGCCAAAGCACCAATTGATGCAGCCAAACCTAATATCGGTCGAATCTGACCAATATAAGTCTCACATGTACCAATTCGAATTTGAGCCAAACCAAGGGCTACAGTTGAACTATCTTTTGTAATAGGACCTGTTCTCGCCATAGTATCACCTCCTTTATTAAGTTACTGTTGACGCCGGGGTTTTCTGTCGATTGGATTTAGGAAAGTAATTGAACACTTGCCAGTGGCCACATTCTATCCTAAAACAGCGGATCTTCAAAGATCCATGAATATATATAAACACAGAATTCCAGTCCTGTGTTGTATTCGTATTTGGGTTTCTCTTTCTACCACGACCATATTTGAACTTCCATAAACCATTCTGAAGTCTTTCAACCAGGGGCTGTCCGCACTTTTCACATTTGTACAGAACACCACGTGGTTCCTTTTTTGCATCATTCAACATTATATTATGCTCGCAAACCTTGATATGATAGTTAATATTTTGTATTTGGTTTCATCTTCAGCTAAAAACTGGGCACTTTCAATAATCTCCTGTACAACAATCCCACCTATCTTCTCCCAGGGAAGAGTTGAATGACTACGGTAAAAGGGAACTCTCATAATACCATCTCCTGTATTATTTGATAAGTACCCCATCACAAGATCACCTAATTGAGCAATACGAAAACCCTCATTGTCCTGTCTCGTACAGCAGTATATCTCTACAAAACCCGTAGATAAGTGTCCCCTGCTTAACTCTCCAAAACGAACATTCACCCATCTTGTTGTCTCTTTATGCCCTGTTAAGTAAGGAGTAGCCATTGTTCGATCAAAGGTAACTTGTACACCTGAAATGGTATATATGTTATCTACTAAGAACTTCTTCCAACTATCACGAAAGTTGGACTCCCGGGCTGTCGGGTCCAAGGTCATTTTTGACCTCCTCAGTTAATTTATCTAAAATCGGAAAGAACTCATCTTGGACAAACAATAAAGTCTTTTTGAATTCGGGTTCTTCTGCACCATCAAATGTTACCTTTGCTCTTGATAAGAAATCAAGCAGCATGTTTATTTCCGTTAATGATACTTCAAAAGTGACATGGATATCTTTTGCCTGGACATCTAAAATCTTCATCGCCATTTACCTCTTATCCTTAATAGAGAGCGCATACCTTGTTTTGGAAGATATGCTTTCTTGTACTGCAAAGCAGTTGGTCTGAACAATGGTCTGGCAGGTACTTTGCTATTACCATATTCATTGACACGGGCATATAAAGCTATTTGAGTAGGAGCACCCGAACCTGACCAATTTTTACCACCTGAGTCATAAATACCACCGGGAACTCCCGCCATCCAAGAAACCCCACCTTTTCTCCCACTGGGGTCCATGCTTGTAAGAGCGGCTGACTTTCTAAAGAATCTGATATTATTAGCAAGGTCTCCTCTTAATCTCCAATATATCAAAGGGTAGCCCATCTTAATTTTCCATTTACGATAGGCCTTACTATAAGATTGATATAGAAAAGACTGCTTGTTTATATTTCCAATAAGAAGGTTCCGTGCTTCAATGGCACAACTGCGGGGAAGGTTATTTTGCTGGCGGAATATCTCTTTTACGGTACGAGATATTGCCATCCTAACCTTTCTGAGGTCACTACCATCAATTACAGCATAAATCATATCGTTGTAGTTGTAGTGGTAGTTGATGAACTTGTGGAGGTCGAGTTGGTTGAACTGGTTGAAGCCGTTGTACTACTGGTTGTCGTTGTACTGGTTGTTGTAGTAGTACTGGTTGTTGTAGTAGTAGAGAATGAAGCCCTGTTATCTTCTCCTAACTCAAGGACATCCATTCCATCATAACGTCTAGGTTTGACAGTTTCTACACGATAATAAACAGATTCAGAAAGGACGATTCTATCAAGGGGCTGTACTCCCCAAGAAGTGGGAACATACATCTCATGCATTTCCAAGCCCAATAAAGCTAATTCCTCATCTGTTTCAAGAGAGTGCCCATATAAAGGTGCTGTTATTAATGCTCTGGCACTTTCTTTGATATAACTCCACGTGGTAGCCCTATGATAATTTTGAGGATCATAATTAGGGTTCGTAGGCCGCCTAATATCACAAACTACATTGGTTTTATAAAGAACAGCTTGGTATCTCCATATTTCATTCTCAAGCATATCCGGAGACTTATTCATCACAAAATGATAAGATCCGGGAACTACTAATAAAATGGTATCACCAACAACTGCTACAGAATCATAAGATAACCAACATTCAGTAAAAAACTCACGGATAAAAGGCTTTGTAACCTGAGCGTTACTGGCATACAAGGTGTTCTCTCCAGTAACGTTTCCTGCATCTCGTATTATCGTATAGGCCTGCCCTACTTCGGCAAGAACTTCTTTTATATCAAGACCTATTGACATTATGTATTCTCATTTGGTCCGAAATCAACCTTGTTTGCCTCCAGGTAAGTCTCATCCCTACCCGTTAATGAACCATACGAAAAGCCCGCATCGACTTTGGTTCCGAATAAATGGAAAGAATCTACACCAGCAAACATATCAGGTCTTGCATCTTGAATATCTACAAAAGCCTGATCCATTTGCTCTAAAACTGAACCATAGTGCTTAAATTTGTGCTCCAAGTGTATTTGCTCAACTTGGAACTTGGCAGCACTTTCTGTCCAAAGATAATATATCAACCAGCGTTTAGATCGATTCAAATACCATTGAATCTGAAAAGAATCGGTAACAGGTAAAGCCCATCCCGTATCTCTTGAAGCGGCAGCTTGGGCATTCTTGTAATCAGCACTCACAAGATAAGATGTCAGTCCTTTTACTTCCTGCTTCAAGAGAGCCGTACAAGCTGATGTATTCATAACTTCCGCCTCCTCAAAACTACTGGCTGTGATTTAATTTCAACATTGCTATTGGTAATGATGTTGCTAACTTTAGTGGGGTTCGAATTATCAACAACTATTTTGGGAATATCCCCTATCGAAATACCTTCACTTCTTTCTATGACTTCGACGGTACCTCTATTGAGGCGAACTTCTTCAAGAATATCGGAAGGGAAGGGACCATCCTTACGATCAAGAATAGTCCCCTCCTCCCATATATTCTTACCTGCTTTCAAAGTCTTCTTTATTTCTATTTTCTCAATCATGGATTTTCACTCCCATTATTGACACAACCGCTATTAAGCAGTAGTTGTGGTAGTAGTCGAAGACGAAGTTGTGGTTGTGGACGTTGCGGATGCTGCTGCTGTAGTAGCAACCTCGATAGAATAAATAGCATCACGATGATACAGAATGGGCAGGCCCTTATCCCGTACTCGGATAAAGATACCTTCCGGGTCCCATTCTTCATGCTTGTCTGTTTGCAGACCATACTGACGGCCTAAACCAAACGGAGCTTGTTTGTACTCTGCGATTGCTTCACCGTCTATAGAAGTAGACATGAAAACAATCTTGTTATCCGGCACAAAGTATTTCCGCATGGCAACAGAATCGAGACCAGCTTTGTATGAATTGTCCGTCGGGTATTCAATCTGTAACTGGTTGGTAAATGTATCAACCGAGAGAATAACACGATCCTCATAGGCACCTGTGGTATTGTTATGAATGCGAACAGTCTCAAAAGCTGTGAAATCAGAAGCATCCTGAACAGAAACCCAGGTACTCGAACCACCGGAAAGAGTACTGGTTATCCAGCTTTTAATTTCATACATCTCATCATAAACAGCTATATTGGGAATGTCGAGCAAACGAGCAATAACATTGGCATTGGCTTCAACGAAATCATTTCCACCACCACTACCAAACAGATTACCCTCTCCAAACA